TGATAGACGACTGTGCGAGAAGCAGGGTACGAAGTCCGATCTCGATGGCCATCACTTGCCCTTCCGCTTGGTGATGTCCTTCGTCAGCCGCTGCCAGACTCGCTTTTCCATCTTGGCAATCCCGGCCTGTGTCTTCGCCTGCACGCCCTCGCGGACAGCGTCAACCAGAATCGCGGGCATCTGCCCCGTGTTCCAATTGGTCACGTCTTGTAACTTGCGACCAACGTACATTCGCGTTTGCTTGACGGTTCTCCGCTTAGTGCCCAGTGCTGCCCAATGAACATTCCGTGCAGCGATGCCAACGCCCTTTGGCTTGCCCGCCTTCGTCACATTGTTCCCGCTGCGGGTTGCCCCCAACTTGCTTGTGCGGGCGACAGAGAACCCCGCTTTCGCCCCCTGCCGTTTGGCCGATTGCTTGGCGACACCACTGCCCACCAGCTTTTTCAAATTCTTCAGCGTGGCCGGAATCTGTTGGCGGATGCCTCGTGCAAACTCACCGACACACGCCGACAGACCGGATCGAACCGCTGCCTTCACCTTCTTGTCTGCCAGGTTGGAAAGTGTCAACTGAAGCAGTTTGTCGCCGCTCAGCTTGATCACTTCCGCCTTCATCTGGGCCGATAGGCGGGCGGATTTTTCCAGCCGCATCCGTGCCATCTCTGCCCGTGCTGGCTTAGCCATCAGTGGCCACCTCCACACACGCAAACCGCACCATCTCCTGCTCTTCGTCCACGTTGATCGGGGGGCCAGAAATCGACAGGATGCGAGAGTCCAGCACCAACCGGTTTTTGACCGTGATCGACTTTGTGACCGGGTCGGCCCGCATTGTGACCTGGTGGGAGATGTCCGCCGCCACCTCGACGCCCCGGAAAAACTCACGGCTCCCGCGTGTCGCCACGTGGCACCACCGTTCGGCGTAAATCACCCAGTTGCTGGCCGAGGTCTCATCGATCTGCCCAGCCGCGTTGACGGTTGCAGACAGCCTTTCGATGGTCACGCGATTGGAGAGGCTCCCGCCCTTCATGCGTAGTTCCCCCATCGCAGACGATCACACAGGGCCGAGTACGAGAACTCGATCTCCTTCGAGATTGTTCCCGTAATGCTCGCCTCCGCATTCTCCAACCAATGGGCCGCCAGCAGCCGGATAGCCTGCTTGGCATCCTCTGGCACGGCAGACGCTGCACCGTACCCGCTGGTGTATGTGACCGCGACGGCCGACAGTCGGTCGTATGTCGTCGGCCAGGTCTGCCCGAATGCGGGCCGGATCAATGCGGGCTCGGCGTAGATGTCGCTCTCGTAGGTTGCCCCCGCGAGAGTCTGTTGGACGTTCAGAGAGTCGTAATAGGTGATCGAAACGATAGCTTGAACTGGGGCCACGTCGAGAACGATCCACGACGGCAGGTAGTCGAGATACAGCACCCGCGTTTTCGTGCAGAGGTCTCTCTGCGTGTCCTTCTCCAGCAGAGTACGGGCCGCAAGAAGGTAGCCTTGAATCTTCGCATCTTCGTGGTTGTGGTCCACGCGCGAATGCAGTTTGAACTCATCCACGCTGACAGGCTCGACCGTTGGGCCAACAGACACGCGCGATGTGTGCCTCACGCGGTGCATCGACTCCAACGGCCGGGCCTTGTCCCACATTGTCAGCGTCCCCTGCGAGAGAATCGAACAGCACGCTCCGCAGCAGCCGGTGCCACTGCGGTTTCAATGCCGTCATTTGCAGGTCTCGCAATCCGCCGCTTGATCAGCGTGTTCGCCACGCCGTCAGGTGGAGTGATCACGATTCCTGCCTTGTATCCCTGCCATCGTTGCAGGAGTTCAATTCGCATTACGGTACTCGCACAATGTTGCCGAAGCCGCGTTCCGACGCCGACACCGGATGATCCGACGCACGCGACAGCAAGGCGAACGCCGTCAAGAACGTACCGGTCGAACCGTCGCCAGCAGTGGCCACGAGATCGAAGTAGCGCTTGCGTCCCCGCAGATCGACTTCGAACTTGAAGCACTTGTTGTCATCGGTGGCAATCGGAAGTGCCGCCGTTGTCCCTGCGATGCCCGCCGAGGTGCCGTAGATCAGGCCGGTCACGTCGGCATAGCTGCCGTCAGTGTCCGACTCCTGCAACTTCAGCGCGGTCATGGCAATGTCAGTCGCCCCGAGAAACACGAAGACTTCGAGGTATTCGAATCCAGCGGTGTCAATGCTGGTGGTCGTGTAGCTCGCGTTGTCGACGATCGCAGCCGGGGGAGTGATCGACACAAACTTGTTGAATTGCGATTGGTTCATGGATCGTGCTCCTTAGCTGCCGGGGGTGGAAAGCATGATCACCGGGCCAGCGACAGACGCCGTACCGCGTTCATGGTAATTGATGTCGAACCGCTCGGTTCCCCGAATCGCCAACTGATCGAATTCGAAGTACCGGCTTCCGTCCACCTGAATCGAGATGCCGCGACGGGTGCCCATCGTGGCCGCGAGTTGCAGGTTGCCGAGGTAGGCAAGCCCGTCGGTCGAAGTCTGCGCCCCAAGTGTTGAATTCATCACCTGCACGATTTCGACCGGGTATCCCAGAAACTGCTTCGGGGCACCGCCAGCGATCTGGGCCACGGTGTTGCCGCCAGCCGCTTCCGCAAGCCGCAGCATGGAGTTCGCCCAGCCAACATTTGAGACGTACCATCGGGCTCCGGCTGAGGCATACTGCGGCAGCTTGCCAACCATTGCTTCAAAGTCTTCAAGATCAAGGGTTCCAAACCCCGTATTCCCTGCCGCAGCGGTAACCTTCGATCCGGCCAAAGTGCCAGACTTCAGCCCCACGATGCCGCCGTAAGTGCTGGTTCCATCTCCATTGAACCCGCATTCATCCTCTTTGTCAGCGAACGCATAGGCGATCTCACTCGCCAGATCGTCAGCGATGGAGAGAATGCTGTCCTCGTTCAGCTCGCTGGAGTAGCGGCACAGAACCGCCAACTTCCGGGCCACCAACTGCACCGCGTCCCATCCCTTATCGCTGGCGGTGATCTCGGCATTCTCCGCCACGAAGTAGGCAGTGAGGCCAGACGCACGCCGGGGAATGATGTGGCTGTCAGTGCTCATCGGCATCACCCGCAGGGATCGGCGGGCAACGCCCCTCTCTTCCCGCAGATCGATGATCGTCGACTCCAGCACCTCCGGCACACTGTAGCCGCCGAGGCTGTTCGCGGTGGTCGCAAGGGCTCGGGTCTCGATGCCGTTGTCAGCACACCACTGGGCAGCGCGAGTATCCCCGCCAACAGTCGCCAGCAGCCATTGGCCAGCAGTGTAGGCGTCACGCTGGGCGTCCGCACCCTTGAACGATCGCAGGGCTTTGGCTCGCCGCAGCGTGCGGATCTCGACAGGCTTCGTGGGCTCGACGATCGCACCAACCGCAGCCGAGGGGGCCGACCGCCGCCCAGTCGTCAGGGACAGCGCCGCCTTCTCGTCGATCAGTTGCTGGCAACGGGACTGCTCTTTCGCAGCCGTGGCCGCCTCGTCCATCAGCGAGTCGTACTTACGGGTCTCGTCTTCGGTCAAGGGCCGCGACTTGCCAGCCTCGCCGCCAGTGGCAGCGGTCACAAGAATCTTTTCGGCCTCAGCCATTTTGGCCGACCGCAACTCCCGGGCCTGATCGGCCAGTGATTGGAGTTCCATGAGTTGTTCCTTTCGTGGAAACGTGATGAGTGACGCTCACGAAAGCAACGGCTCTCGCTCCAGTCTGTAGAAGATTGATCGCAGCCAACGGGCCGCAAACCAAATTTACCGCCCGCCCTGCTCGACTGCAAGACGGAACCGGGCCTGTGCCAGATTCAGCGGGTATCCGCTTGGCTGTTGTTTGCGGGCCGCTTCAAGGCTTCGCAGGGCAACGTCGGTCGCCTGATAAGCCGGGTAGGTCACCGCGCTCACGTCGAACAGATCTACCGCATGAAGCTCGCGGATCTGCTCGGCACCCTCTTGCCGCCATGCGTCTTTCAGTGTGCGGAATCCAAACGACATTTGCGACAAGTCACCCCGCCTCATCTTGGGAATCAGCCGCTGCACGTCCGGATCAGATGGATCGAGGGTCGCATCGATCCTCAGTCCCCGCTCATCCTCTGCCAATCGCAGTGTGCCGGACTTCGTCCGCGCCAACGGCATGCCGTCATGATTGATCAGGAAGCGAACGTCCGCCCCCTGTGCAATCGTGTGGGTGAATGCCCCGCGCCGGATCACCTCACGGAATCCGCCAAGGTCTTGCGAAAGCGAGTTGAACACCGCAGCGTATCCGCCGACCTTGACGGAATCGCCCTCCGCACGGAACTCGAATTCACCGCACGCCCGGTATTCCAGATCAGCCACGAAGCACCCCCTGGGCGAACATCGCCGCCCGGCTTGAGTCCCACGAACGAACACAAGATTCCACAGACTCAGCGAACCGATCCACTGACACCTCCGCCGCAGTCAGGAGGGCTTGCCGCGATTGCTCGACGTGACGCCGGACCACCTCACCGGGGTCGATCGATCGGCCAGTGTGCAGGGCGATGGCTCGCACCGTCGGGCCAATCGCTCCCTCCAGTGTCCCCGCGTGATCGCCATAGAAATCATCCAGCCATCGCAGGAACTCGCTGGGCTTGCCTGCTGCACGGGTGGCCGCGTTCCGCTCCTTCGTCAGCAGCCGAGACAACTCCCCTTCGAGGATCGCCGCCAGTGCTCCCGCCATCTCGGTTTCGCCGACAGCGACAGCCCGCCCCTCCTCTGGCATTGCCACGCTTGGCTCCCCAACCACCGGAGCAGGAGTCGCATTGAGTGAGGCCACGCCGCCAGCCATCGCCAGCCCCAGCGGGATCATGTTCCCGTTGATGAGGTATGCATCGCCTTCCTCGCCTGCAATCGGATTCATGCCTTCCTCGTCTCGAATCTCGTTGGCGGACATCCACCCGTTTTGCCGGGCCACAGCGTAGGCGTCGAACCTACTCTTGCGATCGATCAATTGCAGGTCGTCCAGATCCAACTCCGTGTGGATCGTCGAACGCTCGGCACGCGACACCAGCTTGCGCTGGGCTTCCTGCTCCATGGCACGGCACAGGGGTCGAATCGTGTAGGTCTGGTACTCGATCCCCTGATGCTCAATGTTCCCGAACGTCGCCCGCGACAAGTCCCGCAAGAGGTGGGGCGGGATGTTGAACCATCGGGCAATCTCGGAAATCTGGAATTGACGCTGTTCAAGCAATTGGGCGTCGACCGCGCTCATCTGCATGGGCTGGAATTCCATGCCCTCCTGTAAGACAGCAGTTCGCCCTGCTTTGTCCACCCCACGATGCAGGGCCTCCCATTCACTGCGGATGTTGGATCTGGCGTCAGCCGTCAACTTGCCGGGATGCTTCAGGAGTCCGGCAGGCCGCGCCCCGTTGGCAAAACTGCTGCCGCTGTACTCTTCCATGCCGAGACTCAGGCCGATCGAGTTCCGCGCCCGCTGAATCAGCCCCCGGCCGGTCACGCCGTCAGACGCCAGCAACGGCACGTGATACATATTGGCCGACTCCACCCGCACAGGATTAAGTCCGTCGGCATCGGTCACGCGATAGAACAGCCGACCCATCGGGCCGGGATCGCGCATCACATGCACCCTGCTGGGGTGAATCCACCAGAGATTGACGGGCAGCCCTGCCCCGTTCCGCTCGATCTCCGCCAACATATTCCCATGCAGGTAGTACGATGTCAGCATGGCAATTCGCCACGAGAACGCCGTCATCTCGGGGTTGGGCTCCTCGTCGAGAAGGCGATACAGAGGGTGATCGTCGATCTCGATCTCCGCCTCTCCGCTCTTCTGGTAGATCTCCCAATCCACCTGTGCCACGGTCTCCGCAATCACCCGGATTGCCGCGAACACCGCCGACGCTGTCAGGGCAGTTGCTTCAGTCACTGCCACGCCGGACGAACTCCGCACCGTCAGGGCGTCCGCCACCTGCTGCGGCAGTGCTCTGGCCTCCGGTGCAATCCAGCGGGCGACGCTCTGCCGGATGGTTGTGATCACGCTCATAGGAACAGACTCCCTCCGGATTCGTACACGCTTGCCCCTGCCTGCTCCTCCGCCAGTGCCAGGCCCAACGCCATGATGGTTGCCACAACACCATCGATCTTGTCTGCACTTCTGCTCTTGCTCGGACGGATATTATCGTTTCGGTCGCGTTCCGCCGCAACATTTCCGACCATCCACCGCAGCACAGGGTCGCCGTCATGGTGGATCTTGTGACCG